CACTTGAACATTGCCCACTTCCAGTCGGGCTCGGATCAGCGATCCATTCTGACCACCTCGCGGTTTGCCATGCTCGCCGTGTCTGGTGCGCCAGACGTCGATCCCGCCGCAGGTGAAAAGCCTCTGGTAGTAGGCCCCAAGCAGTGGCTGTCCACACCGAACCCTGAAAGCAAGTTCTACTATGTTGAACATAGTGGAGCTGCGATCAATTCGGGTCGACAGGACCTGCAAGACCTTGAGCAGCGCATGGCCAGCTACGGCGCAGAGTTTCTCAAGCGTCAGCCTGGACGGGCTTCTGCTACAGGTCGCGCGCTTGATAGCTCCGAAGCTCAGAGCTTGCTGCAGACATGGGTGCGTCAGTTTGGCGAACACCTGATGCAGGCTTTGCGGCACACAGCCAACTGGACCAAGATGGGCCCGACTGAAGAAGTGGGCAGTGTGGTGTTTGACCTCGAGGCCGACGTGGATGCAGGTGATCCTGCTGAACTGTCGACGATTGACAGTGCTCGCTCGCGCGGGGACATTAGTCGCGAAGCGTGGGTCGATGAGATGAAAGCTCGCAACATTTTCCGCAGTGAATATGACCCAGAGCTTGATGCCGAACGGTTGCAAGATGAGCTGCCTCCAGGCTCCGTAGTTGGTGGCTTCCTGTTTCAGAACCGCATGCCAAAAGACGGGACCAATCCGAAGGACCCGGCAGGCAAACAGCCTACGGAGCCCAAGGTGGACAAGAAGCCTCAAACCGGCAACAACCCCGCCAAGGAATAATAGGGCATGGCCCGCACCGCCAATGAACAGCTCTTCGATGCCGCAGTCCGCCGCAAGGTAGCCCTCCTCCGATTGGAGCGGGGCGAGGCTGAACGGGTCGAAGAGCTTCTCCGTGAAATCGAACGAGACCTGCTTGACCAGATTGGTGCAAGGCTTGCTAGCGGGATTACACCTGCTCGGCTTGAGTCTTTGCTTCAATCGGTGCAGGACCTCATTCTCTCACGTCTCACTGAAGCTGCAGGTCAGGTGGAGTCGGCTATGGCCGAGCTCGCCGTGCAGGAAGCAGCCTGGGAAGCCTCTACGATTGAGCGGGTATCACCTGTTCAACTTAGCCTTGCCGCAGTAACCCTAGATGCTGCACGGGCATTAGCGGGCGAAGTAGTGCAAGGCCTCACAATAGCTCGATGGTTTGAAGGTCTGAGCGCTGCAACCGTTCAACGGATTGAGCGGGCTCTGCGCCTTGGTATCGCTGAAGGCGAAACCCTTGACGGGCTTATCCGACGTATCCGTGGGTCACGGGCCAATAACTATCGGGATGGCATCCTTGAGGCAACCAAGCGGGACGCATCGGCCATCGCGAGGACGGGCCTGAGCCAAGCCTCGACGGCTGCGCGACAGCTCGTGTGGGAGGCAAATGCAGACATCGTTCTGTGCCTCCGGTGGACCTCGGTGCTAGACGGTAGAACCTCCGCAATCTGTCAGTCCCGAGACGGTCACGTGCGTCCGGTATCAGCCGGTGGCATTATTCCGGCAGAGGTCTCATCTCCTCCTCTCGAACCGGAGACAGCTAGCCCTCCAGCGCATATCAATTGCCGATCAATTCTTGTGGCAGTCCTGTCTGCTGAGGGGCTTGTGGGCAATCGTCCGTATGTTGCGGATGATCGTGTTCGCGAGCGTCGCGAAGCACAATTCCGCAAGGAAGCTAAAGCACGCGGGGTGCCAATTCAACAGGTGCGTAAAGAGTGGGCGCAGGCCCGAGTGGGTCAGGTGCCCTCCAAAACCACCTACGAGGAATGGTTTGCATTACAGTCAGCTGAGTTCCAACGGACTGTTTTGGGTCCTACTCGTTATCGCATGTATAGAGCAGGCACAAAGCTTGGGGCCTTTGTGGATAATTCAGGGCGTAGATTGACCTTGGAGGAACTTCGCAATGGGGGTATATGATGGCGCACAATGGGCAAGTAGAGAATTAAGGGACATGGATTGAGGCAAGCCGCAGCGCGACGCTACGGCACCTCAAGCATGACATGGGCGAGATGCCCAGGAGGACAAATCAAATGGAGTTCAATTTCGCAGCCAATCCAACCCTCGACAGCGTGGACACGGTGCCTGAGGCTTTTCGTGGTGCTTACGTTCAAGGTGAGGATGGCAAGTTTTCGGTTCGCCCTGAAGTGGCGGGCCTCGCTTCGGCGATGGATGGTCTCAACGGGGCTCTCAAGAAAGAACGGGACACCAACAAGACGTTGAAGCAGCAGCCTTCAGCTACGGCTATCCTGAAGGACCTTGGCCTTGGCGAGACGGTCGAAGCAGCCCAGACCAGCCTCACTGACCTGCGGGCGCAGCTTGCGGCAAAGGCCCAGGTTGATCCCGCAAAGATCAAGTCGGAAATTGAAGCCACCTTCCAGACGGAACGGGATGGGTTCAAGACCCAGCTGTCGGATATGGAAACCACCCTGGTTGAACACCTAGTGGGCAATGTCGCCAAGTCAGCGATCGCCGAACACAAGGGCAACGAGCTCTTCCTTATGCCCCACATTGAAAAGTCGGCCAAGGTCGTCAAGGACGATGCTACGGGCAAGTATGTCGTTCGTGTGGTCGATGGTGATGGCCAGTTCCGTGGTGATGGCAAGGGCGGCTTCATGGGTGTGGGTGATCTTGTTGGTGAGATGAAGGCAAACAAGTCATTCGGTGGCGCTTTTGAAAGTGAGCAGCAGGGCGGCGGCGGCAAGCCTGCCCCTCAGATTTCGCGTCAGGCTACTCAGTTTCAGCAGCAGCGTGAGCAACAGCAGGGCCGCAGCTCGAATGACAAGATCGCAAGTGGTCTGCAGCGGCTGCAGCAGGTTGGTTCGCTCGGCGCGGCCTAATTTTCCCTGTGGGAGGTAGGTTACAGCCTGTCTGATGCGGCTCCGCCTGCGGGGCAGTAACCGAAGGGTGGGAGGCAACTCCCACCCTTTCTTTTATGTGCGAGCGCTGGTCCGCTTGCACTGAGCCCCACGACATATGAGCTCGCGACAATGCGACGCCGCGACGGCCCCGCAGGTCGAAGCCTGGAAAGCGTGATGCGGACCGGGGTATCCCCATAAGCATCACAAATCAGGAGTTTAGGCTATGCCGTCCATCACCCTCGTCGAGTCAGCCAAGCTGGCTCAGGACGATTTTGTCGCGGGCATTATCGAAAATGTCATCGATGTCAACCAGATTTATCAGCTGTTCCCCATGGAAGGGATCGACGGCAACTCGCTTGCCTATAACCGTGAGAACATCCTTGGCGACGTTCAGGTTGCGGGTGTTGGCGATACGATCACGGCCAAGGCCGCTGCGACCTTCACGCAGGTCACCAGCTCGCTGACCACGATCATCGGTGACGCCGAAATCAATGGCCTGATCCAGGCGACCCGCTCGAAGCACAACGACCAGACTGCCACGCAGATTGGTTCGAAGGCAAAGAGCGCCGGCCGTCAGTTCCAGGACATGATGGTGAACGGCACCGGTGCGACCAACCAGTTCCCGGGTCTCATCACCCTGTGTTCGGCAGGCAAAACCACGGCCTCGACGGGCGCCAACGGCGACGCGCTGAGCTTTGCCAAGCTCGACGTTTTGCTGGATGCGGTCACTGACAAGGATGGCCAGGTCGATTATATCATCATGCACTCGCGCACCGTGCGGTCCTACAAGGCCCTGCTGCGCGGCCTCGGTGGCAACTCCGTGGATGACATGTATGAACTGCCCAGCGGTGCAAAGCTCAACGCCTATTCAGGTGTGCCGATCTTCCGCAACGACTGGGTGCCAACCAACCAGACCCGCGGTGCTTCAACGACCTGCACCACGGTGTTTGCTGGCACCTTCGACGACGGCTCGCGCAAGCATGGTGTCGCTGGCCTGACGGCCCAGGAAGCTGCTGGTCTCCAGGTTGAATATGTGGGTGTCCACCAGACCAAGGACGAAAAGATTTACCGCGTCAAGTGGTATGTCTCGATGGCCCTGTTCAACCTGAACGGTCTGGCGATGGCAACGGGTATCACCGACTAATCGCTGCTGGGGAGGGCGCTGGCTGTCAATTCAGCCGTCCTCCTTCGGCGCCCTCTTCGCATCGGCCCCGGCAAGCAATTGCCGGGGCCTTTGCTATTTAAGGGCTACTATGTGAGGTGGCTCAGCGCAAGAGAAGCCAGTCACTTTGAGTGGCAGGATCGATCCATACCTAGGAGTTAATATGTCCCACAGTTTTGAACTTGCCGGCGCGGAAGCCGGCCAGACCGTCAACAAAGGCGGGTTCCAATTTACCAACGGGGTTTATACCCACGACAGTGAAGACCAGACAGTTGAACATCTGGCCATTTATCTGGAACGCAGCTATTATGCTTTCCCGACCGGTTCGCAGGCGCTCAAGGACGCGCAGGAGCGCTATGAGCGCGAGCAGGCTTCGGGTAAGACCGAAGTGCCGACCACAACCGACGCACTGGGCGACGGCGAGGTAGCCAGTGAAGCTGTGAAAGAGGCAATCGCCGCCCTCGATCATGAGGACGATAGCCACTGGACCGGCGCAGGTCTGCCAAGCACCGATGCAGTGACGGACCTGGCTGGCGAAAAGGTGACGCGGGCTCAAATTGAAGTCTCGGCACCTGGCTACACCCGCGCGGCAGCGAAGGCTGCGGCTGCCATCTAAGGAGCGAACATGTTTGGTCGGAAACGGGACGTCATATATGTTGAGACTAACAAAGTCTTGGCTCGTCGGTTTCCGGCCGAATATGCTATTTGGCAAAGTATACGTGGGCGCTGCAAAGCTAACCGATCCAAATCTATAGGATGGCATGATCGAGGCATAGCTGCGTGTGAACATTGGCAAGAAGATTTTGCCAACTTTATGAATGATATGGGCCCAAGGCCCTATAGCTCACTGTCTCTTGAGCGCGAGAATAATGACGGGCCATATAGCCCGGATAATTGTCGGTGGGCAACTGCTAAGGAGCAGTCTAACAATCGACGCAACACAATCATGGTCACAGCACGGGGCAAGACTCAGTCTCTTAAGGATTGGGCAGAAGAGACGGGCATAAGCTACGGCACTCTGAAGCACAGATACCAGCGGAGTTGGGACGCAGAGCGACTGGTGACGCAAGGGAGAATGAACCCATGCTAATCCTCCAGACCTGGCCTCAAACACCCGGGGCCAACTCCTACGGGGTCGTGGCGGGCTTTAAGGCCCACCACGACCTTCGCTTGCAGAGCTACTCTGCATATACTGATCCGCAGATTGAGGCTTCTCTTGTCGCGGCGACTGAATACTTGGACATGCGCTTCGCCTATAATGGCTGGAAGACAGTGGCCGAGCAGTCAACTGAGTTTCCCCGCAATGACCTTTACAACGCTCGTGGCGATCTTGTCCAGGGCGTTCCCACTCATGTGGTAAAGGCTGCGTATGAATATGCCATCCGCTGGCTGCGGAATGGCTTCACCCTTATTCCTGACCCTGAGCAGGACGCTTCGGGCCGCTCGGTTAAGGCGACACAGGTGGACGTTGGGCCCGTGAGCGAGCGGGTGGAATACAGCGAGTTTTCCAACTATCGTTTGCCAGAGTATCCATACCCGGATGGCTTGCTTAAGTCTCAGGGTTTTGTAGCTTCCGGCAAATCAGGCGGGGTAATGTCCTTGCCATTGGCACGAGGCTGATATGGCTAGCCGCTTTGATTATGCACCACTGGCCAGCAAGGTAGTAACCCTACTTGAAAAGTTCGGCACCAAAGGTTGCCGCATTCTGCGAGCAGGCGCGGGCAGCGCTGATGAGGACAAGCCCTGGAAACCAGTTGGCTGGACTGCGGATCAAGTGATCGCAACCAATATCACAATCGTCAGTGACAATGTGAGCTTTCGTCGAGGCAAGTGGAATGCTCGACAGGCACTGACTGAAAGCGGTCGAGGTAAGGCTTATGCCGCAGCAAACGTGGACGGCATTGAACCCGGTGACTGGTTGGACGTGCCAAATGGTAAGGGTGGATGGGAGAGCTTCGGCATTACCCGTGCAGAACAAGTAGCACCTGGCGGCACAAATGTGCTGTGGGAATTGACGCTGAGGAGCTGACATGGCTTATGGACCAGACCTAGAGCAGGTCTATGACACAATCTTTAACCAGTTTCTCACAACCTGGGAAGCGCAAACTCCCGCTTTGAACGGCGGGGTCATGCCTCCAATTGAGTGGCCAGATGAGCCAAGCCCCGAGGTTCCTTTAAGCAAAGGCAAAACTCCATGGTGCCGGATCGGTGCAAGACACCAAGAACGCTACACCACAACTATTGGGTATCAATTACCTGGCCAAGGCCGGGTTAAAGCTTACGGGGTTGTCAAAGTCAACATATTCGTGCCGGCAGGGAAGCGAGGGCTCGCCTTCGCAGCGCGTCTGGGCAAGGTCGCGGTTGCAGCCTTCGAGGGCCAGCGCGCCGGTGATATATGGTTCACCGACGTTGTGCCTCAGGAGGTCGGCGTAGACGGAGCCTGGTATCAGTTTGACGTCAAAGCCACGTTCCACTACGACAACCACCTTTGACACAAGACAAGGAGATAGCCACAAATGTCCGCAGGTAACTTCGCCGTAGACTCCAATATCACGGGTCTCTTTTTTGCTGAGGAAGTCCTCGGCTCCCCCAAAACTCTCAGCTCCCCGATTTGGTATCCGGTTGAGCCAAACAGCTATGGTGAGTTTGGCGCACAAACCAAGACGGTGAAGCGTGAACCTATCACCGCCTCGCGCCAGAAGCGCAAAGGTGCGGTTGTGGGTATTGACGTTGTTGCAGGCTTCAACCTGGACTTCACGTCCAAGGTGCCCTACATCATGATGCAGGGTTTTATGTTTGCTGACTGGCGGGCCAAGGACAATATGGCTCCGACCGCAGTGTCTGGCACCCAGTATACTGTGGCTTCGGGTGGTGCGGCCTTTCTTGCCAATGACCTGCTCTTTGCCGAGAACTTCAATGTTCCAGGCAACAACGGCCTCAAGGTTCCGACTGCCTCGACCGCAACCACTATCAGTGTCCCAGGTTTGGCGGCTGAAGCCTCGCCACCGAGCACCGCGCGTATCACCCGCGTCGGCCGTCAAGGCGCTGCAGGCGACTACACCCTCACTGTTGTGAACAGCCGAGCTCAGCTCAACTGCACCACTGGTAACTTCTTGACCCTGGGCCTGATCCCAGGTGAGTGGGTGTTCCTTGGTGGTGACACAACTATCGCCCAGTTTGCCACGGCTACCTGCAATGGCTGGTATCGGGTCTTCTCGGTTGCCAACCACACGATCGTGTTCGATCGCTGGCCAGGTGACGTCAATGGTGACCCTGTTGCAGACACCGGCGCAACCAAGACCATCCAGCTGTTCCTTGGGCACTGCATCAAGAACGAAGCTACGCCGGTGCTTCAGAAGTTCCGCACCTACCAGTTCGAGCGCTTCCTTGGTGGCACCCGCTATCAGTATGAGCTTGGCTGCGGCGCGAACACGCTGAAGGTCAATGTCAAGACGAACGACAAGGTGACGCTGGACATGTCCTACGTTGCCCTCGATGAAGACCTGACGCAGGTGGCCGCCAAACCCGGCACTCGCGCCGCCCTCGAGAAGGAAGTCGTGTTCAACTCGGCTACGAGCTTTAGCCGTCTGCGTCTGCTTGGCGCCGATGGGAAGACCCCGGTGACCTCGATCATGACGGACCTGACCCTCACGATCGACAACGGCATCGAGCCTCTGGATGGCATCACGAATGCTCTGGGCTCGGTGGACCTCAAGGCCAGTGACTTCACGGTCAGTGGCAGCATTGAGGCCTATCTGTCAACCCTGGCGGCGGTTGCTGCGGTCAAGGCCAACCCGGATTGCTCGATCGACTTTGGCATGGTCGAGAATGTGGGCACCAATGCTACGGGCTGGCTGTTCGACGTGCCCCTCCTGATGCTCGGTGACGGGCGTTTGAAGGTGGAGAAGGACAAGCCGATCAAGCTGCCTGTCAACCTCGACGCCGCCGGCCATGAAACGCTGAACCACACCCTGCTGGCCATGCGGTTTGCCTACCTCCCGCAGCTCGCCCTATAAGGCAGCTAACTGCCCTACAAGGGCTCGCCGGGCTCGCCCCTCCAGTTATGGAAGGGCGAGCCTTCGCGTATCTGGCGACGGCCCACAGATTGACATTAAGAAGGAGCGACAAATACATGAGCACTACCTCCAACCCGTTCGACATGTTCGAGACCGACAACTCTCTGGAGACCCAGGGTATTGTCGTGGACTATGGACAGTTCTGGATCAAGATTGGCCGCATCGATGTGCCCGGCACCCCGTTCGCCACTTTCATGACTGAAAAGATGCGGCCTTATACCCGCGCGATCCAGCTCGGCGAAATGGACAACAAGATTGCGGAGGAAATCCTTCGTGAGGGCTTTGCCAAGTATCTGACCTTCTCGTGGGGCTCGAAGGAGCATGGCGAAGGGGTGATGGTCGGCCGGTTTGATCTCAAGACCAAGAAGTCGACGGCGATCGAGTTCACCCCTGAGAATGTCATTGACGTCTACAAGACCTTGCCGAAGCTGTTCCAGGACCTGCTTGAGCAGTCCCGCGACTTCACCAATTTCCGCAAAGCCAAGGTCGAGACCGACGCGGGAAACTGATTGCGGTCCTGCAATACTGCCTCGAGCAAGGCCCGCACGAGAAAGAGGTGGTAAGGCAGCACGTCAAGGCGCGCATGGCAATCCCTGAAAAGATTGCCGGCGCGCCTCGGCTCCGCGAGGATTTGCGGTGGGTCTGGGATGCGTTCTCAGACCTTACCACAGAACGGGCACCAGGATCGATGGGACCGCCAGGGCATATACCCTGGCGGGCTATCTATACCTACTGCCAAGTGCATGGAATACGCGGGGTCCAGTTCGACCACTTCAAAGAGGTGGTCAAATCTATGGACGATGCCTACCTTGAGCATCTGGCCAAAAAGATTAAGGATGCAAATGACGGGAGCTGACCATGGCCGAGCCGGCAGAGTTTGAACGACGTATTCAATCCATTGGCGTTCGAGTGGCAGAAGGTGGGGACCGTATAGTCCGCATGGCTTTTCTCAAAATTGACCAAGCAGTAGTTCTGGCTACGCCAGTAGACAAAGGCACGGCTCGTTCTAATTGGTTGCCTGGTTTTGACAACCCCGTCTCCGGTCAACGTGAGGCCTTTGTGCCCGGAACCGGAGGTTCAACAGGTGGGGCCAATGCACAAGCTGCAATGAACGCGGCTAAAGAATTAGCGGATGGCTATGACGGGGATCAACACAAATCCCTGCATCTTACTAACAATCTACCGTATATTGCGCGGCTCAACGAAGGCTCGTCCACACAGGCACCAGAGCTATTTGTCGAGACAGCCGTGGGGACCGCAGTGGGCTCGGTCCGAGGAGCAAAGGTGTTAGACTGATATGGCATACGAACGGCTGGACATTGAAGTCACTGATAATGGGTCCAGCCGGCGGGTTCAACGGAACCTCGAGGACCTAGGCCGCACGGGCCGTGAAGTCGGCACAACCACTGCCCGCATTGTCCGTGAAGGCTTTGACGCAATTGGCACCGCAGCTGTTCGTGGTATGGGTGCAGCCTCGCAGGCTACCTCTTATTTTGGCGGAGTTCTTCGCGACCTGCAGGGACGTTTCTCTGGGGTTACCTCTTCTGCATCCGCAATGGTCTCGTCTCTAGTGGCCGGCACTCTCACGGCTGCTCGGTCAATGGGCACACTTACGGGTGTGAGTGTGGCGGCTCGAGCCGCAATCCTACAGCTTGGTATTAACGGGGCGGCGGCCCTGCTCGTCGTGCAGCTTCGGGCAGAAGCTGCGGCACTTGCTATCGGCCGTATGGGCTCGGAGGCTGCTCGTCTTGCCTCCTCTTTTGGCTCACGTGCGGGTAACGCGCTAGGGGCAATCCCAGGTCAGTTCACCCAGATTGGTTCCGCAGCTCAAGGCGCAGCGGCTCGTCTTGGGTCTGCTGCTAGTGCGGCTCGTGGGAACATGAGCTCTTTCCTCCAGTCTATCCGTAACGGAGCAAGCTCCGCTGCACAGGCCGTATCCAATATGTTCGGTCGCTTCTTTGGCGGCGGAGGCAGTGGTGGGGGTGGTGGAGCCAGCGGGGCAGGCGCTGCCGCGGGCGGTGCGGCTCGAGGCATCAACTCTATTGAGGATGCCGCGCGGCGGGCTTCGTCCGCGCTCATCACCATGAACACTCTGATGTATTCGCTGCAAATCGGCATGATCGCCGTGCTTGCGGTGAGGTGGGCAGATGAGTGGCAGAGCATTCAAAACAAGCTAGACCTTGTCACTTCTTCAACGGAGGAATTGGGGGCAGCTAACCAGCGACTGTTTGAGATTGCGCAGCGCACTCGTTCAGGATATGCCGACGTGGTGGACTTGTTTCAATCACTTCGTTTGCAAGCTGAAAATCTGGGTCTTTCTATGAAGGCCACTGCTGACCTCACTGAGACCATCTCCATGGCTTCTCAGATTGGTAGCCGGGGTCCTCAACAGGCCGCTGCAGGTATTTTGCAGTTGACACAGGCTATGGCACTTGGTCGTTTGTCTGGCCAAAACCTTAACTCTGTGTTGCAATCTACCCCGCGCATTTCTATTGCTATTGCTCAGGGATTGGGGGTAACCACCTCTGCATTGCGGGGACTAGCCGAGGGTAAGAAGCTTACCGCAGACGTGATTACCCGTGCCTTGCAAGGTCAAGCACGGGTAATTGCTGAGGAGTTTTTGCGACTCAAGCCTACTATCAGCAGCGCCTTTACCGTGCTGAACAACGCTGCGATTGAGTTCATGGGTAACCTTGAGCGTAGCACTGGCTTTGCTTCAGGCCTGGCTTCTGTGGTAATTTTACTGTCCCGCAATATGGACGTGCTTGCAATGATTGTGACAGCTGTGGGTTCAGCACTCATGGTTGCGTTTGGAGGCGCGGTTCGCCGCGCTATTGTGGCCACTAGCCTTGCCATCGCGGCCAATCCTATTGGTGCGGTCATTGCTTTGGTTACCAGCCTAGTTGCTGCGGTCATCTTTTTAGGGGATCGCTTCTCAGTTACCTCCGATGGCATGGTGTCCGCTCTTGATTATATCAAGGGAGCCTTCTCGCTTCTGTGGGACGTGGTAGCCAACTTTGGTGAAACGATGTCGGCCATCTGGGCAGCTGTTGGTCCCGAAGTTCAAGGGGTAGCCACTACTATTTGGGAGTGGATCAGCTGGGCCTTCATGGGCATCCTGAGCATTGCCAAGACCGTCATCAACGCAGTCATTGGCTTGTTCGTGTTCACTTACAATGCAGTGGTCATCACCTGGAACAAGCTGCCTGCAGCGATCCAGAATGCTTTTGCCTTGGCCATCAACTGGGTGGCCGAAAAGTTTGAAGGTCTTATCAATTCCTTGATTGGTGGGATCAATGCTCTGTCCAGTTACTTTGGCATGGGTCAGATTGGTGAAGTAAGTATTGGTCGCATGGCAGATACTGGTGCAATGGCCGATTATTATGGAAGCCTAGGTCGTGCCGCGGGTAATGCTTTTGGCACTGACTACGTGGGCGCAGTAGGTGATGCTCTTGGCACTGTCAATGGCATGGTCATGGATCGTGCTCGTGGGTTTTCACAGCGTCGTCGAGCAGGTGGTAGTGAGCTGTCCGATGTTCCGGGGGTTGCAACCCCTTATAGTAGTGAGGGCGCCGGTTCGGGTGGCTCGGGCAGTAACGGGCGCGGTTCGCGCCGCCTCTCTCGGGCCGAGATGATCCAGGAAGAGATGACACGCATCCATGATGAGACGGTGACTGCAGCAAATACCACTTACACCTATCTGGATCGCGCAGCCTATGAGGCGTTGGATAAGTTCAACTCTGGTCTGCGCTCTCGCAAGGATCAAAGTGGCAATCCTTTTGGCGTGCTTAACCCGCAAGAAGAGCAAGCAATGCTGCAGGCTATCCTTGGCCTTGACCGGGCTAAGCGCATACAGGAAGCTCGCGACGATGTGATGCGTCAGGCTATTGGCCCTCGTCTCAAGTATATTGAGACGGAAGAAGCCATCGGCCAGCTTTTGCGCTCGAACACCATTAGCGCGGGTGAAGCAGAGCGGGCTTATCTCGATGCAGCCATTGAGTTCTACCAGACTCGCGAAGACCGTGTTTCTGGTCAGATGCTTGGTCGCCTGCAGATCATGAAGGAAATGCGTAACCAGGCTCAGCCTCTGGCCAATGCCATGAAGTCTATCTGGGAAGAGCAGACTGGCCCGATGCGTGAGTATCAGACTGCCCTCGAAGCCATCGCGGCTCTCGAGCGCGACCGCATGCTCACTGCTCAGCAGGCGGCCGATGCAACCCGCAATGCCACAATTGACTATCTGGATACTCAGACGGATGCCGCTTCAGGTGTGACCCGCGCGCTGATGAAAATCCAGCAGGAAGCTGCAAACGTTGCCCAGCAGATGGAGACCCTGTTCTCCAACGCCTTCTCGAACCTCGAGGACACGTGGGTGGAGTTTACCAAGACGGGCAAGTTTGACCTTAGCAGCTTCTTTGATGGCCTGCAAGAAGATATTGCCCGCGCCACTTTTAAGCAGTATATTAGTGGACCTCTTGCAGGCTTCCTCGAAGACAAGCTCGGCATCAAGGTGCCAGGTCTGGCAGGTCCTGTGGGCGAGAGCCGCAACAACCCGATGTGGGTGCGCAGCGCGGACCAGGTCGGCGGCACCGCGGCCTTTAACGCCCTATTTGTTGACACGAGCAAGCGCGAGGCCAACAAGGGCGCGACCAATGATCCCCTCGGCCTCGGCGGGGCGGTAAACAAAATGCGAAGCAGCTTAGGCACCGGCGTTGACGACATGGACGGCGTCATGCAGAAGGGCGCAGGCCTGTTTAGCGACCAGTTTGTAGCTGGCGCCAACCTCTTCGGTTCGGTGCTCAGCGCGGCCATGGGCGGCGGGGACAGCGTGGGTGGCATCCTCAACACCTTGGTGCAGGGCGCCACGCTACTGCACAACGCCGGCGTGTTCGCGACGGGCGGCAGCTTCACCGTGGGGGGTAGTGGTGGCGTGGACAGCCAGCTTGTCTCCTTCCGTGCGTCGCCCGGCGAGCGTGTGTCGATCGGTCGCGCGGGTCAGAGCCCGAGCGAAGGCACCGCTGGTGGCGGCGGCGGTGTTGTGAACGTATCGATTGACGCCAGAGGGGCAGACGCCGGCGTCGAGCGCCGCATCCGAAAGGCCCTACAGGAGGCCCTGCCCGAGGCCGTGCGTCAGTCCCGCATGGCCTCGGCCAGGGACAGGGCGTATGCTGGGTCCAGGCAGACGTTGAACAGCAGGTGACACATAGGAGGCCAGCCACGTGGCGGTTATAACTCTACCCAGTCAAGTATACTTCGAAAAGGTGGACCGACTGCAGCTGCTCCGCAGCTCCGTGTCCCTCCGTTCGAAGTATACTGGCAAGCGACAGGTCGTCACGTTCCCGTTCGCCCTGTGGGTGTTCGAGGGCACGCTGATCCAGATGGAGGGGGCAAACGCCGGAGAGTGGCGGTCGTTCCTGGTGGAGCTCGAGGGCGCCAAGAACACCTTTCGCCTACCAGTGCCCGGGCATCCCGCCCCACTGACGGGCTACAGCGGCCCGCAGGGGACCGTGTCCGCGGTCGCTGCGGCCAGGGCCAAGTCAGTTGCCACCTCGGGCTGGACGGCAAACGCCGCGCTGCTGAAGCGCGGCGACTACTTCACGATCAACGACGAGCTCAAGATGTGCACGTCGCCAGTATCAGCCAACGCGTCCGGGCAGGCTACCATCAGCTTCGAG